TAAAACCACCAGTTCCGATTTGTGTAAAGTCGTGGCCGGTGGCTCTTACAAGAGATATAGCTATGGTTATTTCGGCAGTTGCTCCATTAGGAAGACCTGCTCTGAATATTCTCTCTCTAGCAGGCAACCCTTCTGCTAGCCCGGTTCCACTGTATGAACCGTTTATGTTGATACTATCAAAGTCCTGTATCTCAATAAATCCAAAACCGGCTTGTTCGCCGTAGTTTATAACCTGATGAGTTTTACCTGCAAATGTAAAAATCATGCCTCCTGCATACCCGCTATCGGCAGGCTGCCTGCCCGCGGTATCTCTCAGCAATCTGTCAATAGTGTCCTGATTTGCAATTGGTAGTATAGCGATCTGATCATCGCCTTGACTGTCTCCAAATCCTCCTGAAAGGTTGTCAGGATCTATTTCTAGTAGAATAAATTGAAAATCCTGTTCTAGCACAGCAAGTATTTCGTCTGATTCAAGAGGTTGTGAAGTTACATCAGCAGTTGAAAAATCTAGACTCCTATATGTAGTTGCATCAGACTCGTCAAAGTTGACCGCAGTGCTTGGTCTACTTTCTAGATCTTCTTGAGATCTAACACCTGCAAACACCTGCTGTCTTGCATTAGTAATAGTCAGCAACTCGTTGTCAGGTACAGCAGCCTGCAAACTAGGAAAAAAGTCATCCTGTATAGCATCGTCTCCGCTTATACCAAGTCTAAATATTTGGTTGCTTTCAACACCGCCTGTAGCAAGGATATCACCTGCATCTTCACCTATCTCGCCATCAAGATCTGTGTCCGACAGATTTTGTACTCCTGTAATTCTATAATTTAGAACACCGACTGAACTACCATGATCAATAGTAATTATCGAGTCAACTGTAGGAACAGTTTTTAGATCGTACACAGTAATAAACTGATCTTCTAGAGCATTTTGAAAATCAGAATTTACAAATGACTTACATGGCTGAGACATTGGATTTGCAAGTGTAACCTGATCAGGAATTTCGTTGGGGTCTGCACCTTCTGCTACTAGGCCAAAGTTGCCATAACCATTAGAACCATTTAGTGATCTTATTTCTGAACCGTTGTTTGCGTAATATGCTGCTTGGGTGTAGTAGGTAAACATTGATACCATTTCAGAAAACGCACCATTATTCGTTACCAACCCATAGCCAAGATCGTTGATTTGCGTGAAGTCATTGCCCAGCATTGACCTATTACCTGCAGTCTGAATGAAGATTTCTTGAGGCGTAGTTCCTTGATAACCCTGACCAATACCTGAACCGTCTGGGTTACTGCTTTGATCTAGAAATATAGTAACAGTGCCTTCACCACCGTCGTAATCAGATATTGCATTTACCTGATATCTAATTCCGTCTAGGAAAAATGGAGCAGGCAGTTGTGGCGGCCTAATTGCAAGACCCTGGCCCGAATCACTTTCGAGATCTAGTCTAAAAGGATTTGTGACATTAGTAATTCTAGCAGGAATATTACCTGTATAAGCATCTACAAACATACCCCCTCTAAAACGTTTTTCATTATCGCTCTTTGAGAAGCTAGATCCAGTTTGAATGTAGGGCGATTTTGATAGAATTTGTGCTTCAGGATCTAGGACTACCATAAAACCGCCATGTCCTTGAACAGTTGCATTTCTAATAATTGTAGCGTCGCCCATCATAAACACATCAACGCCGTCTGCATCATTTCTTTTGGGAGGATTATAATCAGAATCAAAAGCAAAAGTTATTAGATCAATCTGCTCGCCTACCAAGCTAGGGGTTTCTGATCCTGCTGCTCCTAGACTTGTGTCAGGGCGTATGTTTGTATTTTGTGGAGGTTCGTTGCCAGCCAGTAACTGGCTAGTGAAAAAGGTAATTCTTTGAATAGCATCTACTAATTGCTGCTCTTGCCCACTATAATTTCCTTGGTGATATTCACCTTGTGTTTGTAGCGTAAATTCTGACCGCCCTATTTCTAAATCTCTAGAAATAGCGTCTACGATCGTGCCAATATCCTTAAAATACTCGTCTGCATCATATGAAAAGTTAAACCATATACTGCCTGTGTCGTTTGAATTTTCAGCATTATCTATATTTGTTTCTATATAATCGATTATTTCATTTTGTAGATAGGTACGGTTACGTTGTAATATCTCTGCTGCTGTGCTAAACCCTCCTGGATTCTGCGGAGGAATACCTATATTGATGTCTCTATATTGATCTTCTAGATAGAATCGGCCAAAATATCCTTGTATTTTGTTTGTTTGATTTAGGAACGGTGAAACCTCCGCGTCTACAACAAACATTGTTCCTGTGTCAGTAGAAAACGTTATATTTGATCCACCTATAGTTTCTGAAACAGTGATTTCGTTATTGTTTATTGATGTAATAAAATAAATTGTGTTCTTTTCAAGTTCTGTGCCTATTAATTCTTGTCCAACAAATTTTACCTCTTTGTCTACAGCCATCCAATCTGTGTTATCCACTTCGATAACATCACTAGCAACAGATCCTATACGAGTTGATTTAGAGTGTCTAATATCAAGCAATTCAATATCATCAAATTCAAGATCCCTGTAGAAATACATGTTTGCCCAAGGTGATTGACTCAATCTACGATTAGGTCTGATAATTACCCTGCGAAATTCGTCGCCTTTGAGAGACACATTGTTTGACAATTTAATAGGCAGGTCTTCTTCGTATATTCCGCTTTCAACATGAATAGTGATCTGTTTGTTCTGGACAAAGTTTCCGTATTCTACAGTCTCACCTTCTATAAAATCTCGTGCATTTAACTGGATCACTTCAAATGTGTCGTTGTTATTTTCGTTACCGTCGTTGGTTATAACCTCAACTATTCTTCCTTTGGCCCCGCTGACTTTTCCAACAATAATTTTGCCAGGTATCATGTCAAGATTAGAAGGATCTGCTTGATCTACAAAAGACTGACCGCCGTTATCTAACACAATTTTATAATTTGTACCAAAAACCGGATCAGGACCTGCTCCTACCCCCTCCTCGATAATTTGAGATACTAGGTCAAATTTTGCGTTTACTGCAGATATACCTGTAGCATTTGCGTCGGGACTGTCAAATGATTGAAGCAGTTTTACGCTTTCGAAATCTGCAATCCTGTCTTGAAATACGACACCAATCCGACCTCCTGTTGTGTAAGGATCATAACTGCTAATATCAAATAGATCCTCTAGCTCAGAATCTTGATAAAGTTCGAATGTTCTTGACCCTAGCACTCTTACATAGGCAGTTTGATCTTCTATATCTAACATGCCTCCCATGTCTTTAAACACTACCTGTTCACCGGTAGTAAGACTATGGTCTTGTGTGGTTGTTACTTCGGCTCTGTTACCGACAATACTAATACTGTCGACATCTCTTTCTCTAAACAGTCTGTTTTGAAGGATAGTGTTGACTGCTTCTTTGATAAAATCTATTCCGTCGAGAATTTCTTCCTGTGCTGTGCCGATTTTAAATCTAGACTGTGTAGTTGAATAAAAAGATTCTGCTACATTTCTCGTCAATATATTAGCATTTGCTCCACGATTTACATCGAATGATATAGCATCAAGTATATTGCGAATATCGTTTCTATAGTCGTCACTATCAAAGACAAAACCCGGATACACAGATTTGATATATCCTACATATTCTCTTTCTAGATAATCTTTGTTTAAATCTATCAGCTTTCTTGTTTGTGAAAAAACTGGACTTACAATTTCGGCTTTTGTAATGCTAGATTCTAGGTCACCTTCGTCGGTGGTAACTGTTTGAAAATAAGGTCCTGGTTCAGAGTCGCTAGACCTTATAATCTCTTCTGCTTTTTGTGCAGCAGCGTTTACAGTTCTAAAAGCAAAGTCAATTGCTGTTCCTTCTCTGCCTTTTGGAACTCCTGTCATTCTATCGTCGCCGCTTGTGCTTACAAACAGATTGACCTGACTAGTAAAAGAAATATTATCAACGTAAAATTTTGTAGCAGCCTGTAGATCGTCTGCTCCGTTAACAGTGCCAAACCCTGCAAGGTCTCCTGGGTGATCGTTAAGAAATAGAGTACCTTCCATGTTGTCGCCCTGTCGTCGAACAGCACTTTTTCTTGGTATTGCAACGTTGGCTAGGAAATTGCCTTCCAAGCTGTCGTCAAATCCCGCATCAGTTAAAGAGTGATTATCACTCTGATCTATGTTGCCGGTAACAAAAATCTTTAATCCAAGTGCAGTAGTGTCGTCAATGATTCGCGCATCTTCTTGGTTAGTAAATAGAGCAATTTGGTCTGGATTAACAAAGCGAATAAAATATGTTTCACCTGATGTCAAGTTATTTGGGTCATCAAATCTTGCTCTAAAAATAAATGCAGATCCGTTGGCGGCTCTGTCAAAACCATGAGAATTGATTTGTAGATTACCATTTGTATAATCATCAATATCTACAACATACTGTGAAGTAGACGCAGGTTCTTCTGCAACACGAATAGGCAATCCACTTGTAATATAACGCCTGTCACCAAATCCTTTTGTGATTACAAGGTCGTCTATAGACAGGTCAGTTTCATGTTCGTTGTTGAAATCAATAACAGCCTGTTCACTTATAGTAACATTTCCAATTCCATTTCCTCTAACATTCAACGGCCCGCCCAGTGTGGGACCGGTGTCGTCTTCAAGTTTGGTGAACCCAGTAGAAGCTACAATTTTACCCGGTATACTGTAATCAAATATCACAGTATCTGATGCGTCGGGGTCCAGCGCACTATTTGATGCAAACTCTACAAGATCTAGGTTTTCTCCTTGAGCATCTACAAAAGGCAGAGTTTGCGGAATCAGAATATCAGGAGTATCTCCTAGTGTAGTGAATCCAATTCTGCCGCCTTCACCGAAAACAGCATAAATTTCTTGAAAGTTTTCATTAGTTTTTCTAAAACTTTCTCTTATGCTATCTCCAGTGCCGTCATTGCCCTCGATTCCTATATCTATAATTCTACGTGTTGCCATCTAGTGCTCCGATTTAAAAACTTATGCTTACGCCACAACCACAAGCAGATTCTACATTTGGATTGCGTATTTGCATTTTTGATCCTAACATTTCTGTTACATAATCTATTTCTGTGCCTTTGAGAAAAGGCACGCTGTCTTTGCCAATTACTAACTTGCCCTCGCCTGTTTCAATAATTCTGTCGCCTGATTCTATTTCTTCTTTGTCTATAGTGTTCCATTTGTATTCAAATCCTGCGCAGCCACCTCCTTTGAGATTGAGGCTTACCGCATAACAATTGTTTTGCAGGCAGATCTTGTTGATGTGAGATTTTGCTGACTCCGTAACTGAGCAAATAGTCATTCGTGTGTCTCCTTGAAGTATTTATCGGATGATTCTATAATCTTAATGTAAATATAATTATGTATTTGGATGAATTTTCAAGAAAATCAAGGCACACACGAAAAAGCAAAACAGGCATTGTACACGAGTACAGTAGGTGTAAAACCTATATAAGATTTCGCTGTGATAACTGCGGCGCTGAATTTGAGAGAGCAAGAAGCAAAATGAGTCCTAATAGACTTAACAACAACTATTTTCATGTATGTGAAAATTGCAACGCCAAAAAATTTGCTCAAAGGAAAGGAGTTGAAAAAAAGCAAATGTGGAATATGACTGCTAGCAGCTCAACTCCTATTTCTAGACTCTAGTCTTTTTTCACAATTGTGTAAACACCATATCCTATTGCAGCGTATGCAATAATAGCAGCAATAGGTTTGAAGACAATGAATCCAATACCAGCAGCAATCATAACCAAACCGTCTATAGTGGTTCTTTCCTTAAGTCTATTTTTTATAAATTTCCTAATCATTAGTAGTGCCACTTTCCCTGTTTAAGATTTGGCGTTTTCTTGACTGCAGGTTGTGTTGATCGAAATGGATTTCTATTTGCGGGTAGTTCAGGTTTGACTTTCAAATAATCGTTTCGATTGTCAATTCTTTTACCAACTACTCTATCTAATTTAAGGCTCTTCATTTTTATTACCTCGCTACAGTATTTATCATTAAATAGACAACCATTACAAAGGAGATTACAATAATGTTTCAATGGTTAAAAAAACTTTTTGGTGAAGACGCTAGACCTACTCTAGAAAAACCAATTGTGACGCCTCAGGTAGAAACTACTACCAAGAAAACAACTGCTACTACAGGTAGAAAAGCTGCAAGTAAAACTGCAGATGTTGACGCAATGACTAAGCCTCAGCTGCTAGAGCATGCCAAGAAGAAGGGCATTAAAGTAAATGCAAGTTTGAAAAAAGCAGATCTTGTTAAAAAGATCAAGAACGCATAATCTGAGAAAGCTGAGAAGCTAACTGTTCCTGCGTTCTTTCTGAGCGGGCGAGCTTACGTTCTAGTACGTCTATAGCCGCCCGCTGTTTTTTGACCTGTTCTTCTATGCTTTGCACATATCTTTGAGAGGGAATCTGTCTTTCTTGACCATCCTCTCCTAAAATAGACAGTGTATCTACGCCTTGAGCTCGCAAACCGCCAGCTACTCTATTGGGATTTTTATTAGATTCCGCAGGCACTGTCTTTGTGCCTCTACCATACATTTTGTTTAGATAACTCATATGTGTATTTACGTCAATAAATACTGTATGGGCAACAAGATGATATTTTCCTGTGCAATATTCATACTGCTAATAATAGGCACAGTTTCCTATCATTTGCAGCCACATCCTTTTGATGCTCATATTGAATGGTTGACTGCGAACAGCGAATTTGAATATTACGGGGAAGACTATCCTGAAGTTATATACAAGACCGAAGAGCAAATACAGGTAATTGCTTATACTCAAGACAAAGTCGACGAAGCAAACAATAACGGAACAGACATTCCACGCATAAAGGCGCTGTATAATCACCAAGACAATGTGATTATTCTACAAAAAGGCACAGATATAAAGTCTCATGACACAGCTTATATAATTGTGCATGAACTTGTGCATTATCTACAAATGATAAATGGTATTACCAAACAGGAATCTTGTATACCTGCTCTCGAGTTTGACGCTTATCTACTGCAGTACAAATGGCAAAAAGCGCACGATCATCCAGGCCCTTACCCTAACTGGTTGTTCGTTAAAATGTTGACATCAAGCTGCCGATCTTAAATATTCTTGCCTCTGTTGATATAGATCATAGCTGGCAAGATTTTTCTGTTTTGCTTCTACCATGATATCAGCAAATTCCAAGAAGCCAAAAGCCCATTCGTTACAGGCAGCGTTCCACATATAATCTGAATGCGCTCTTAGTTTTTGCTTCTTGTAACCCTGTTCTAACAAACTGTTTAAATCAGGACGACAGTTCACATCATGCCATTCTAGTTGATCTTCTTTGGATAGTGAATAGTGCATTGCTGACCTAACGCCACGCCACGAATCACACACGCGCTTAACTCTATCGTCTGTGGGTTCAATGTATTCGCCTGTTCGAATATAGTGGTGATGTATATCAAGAACAAGAGCAACATCCTTTTCTAGTTCAAGTGACGCGTCTAAGCCCCAAGACATCTCGTCGTTCTCGATAGTGATACAGTTTCTTGCTTCAGGCGATAATCTAGGAAGCACCTTTTTAATACCGTATGGTCCTTGTCTGCCTGAGATATGAACATTACACTTGAAGTCTTGGAACTGTTTGCCATAGCCCATCCAGCGAATCATGTCTACATGATATTCAAATTCTTCAATTGAGCGTTCTACAATATCTGGCGTATCACTAGCCAATACACAAAACTGACCAGGATGCATTGAAAGACGAACATCAAGCCGACGAGCAGCGTCTCCCACCTTGATAAACTCTCTTTCGCAGTAGTCTCTGACATCGCTTCGCCGCCAAAAATAACTCCAAGTCGGCTCAGTGTACACAGGTAAGCAATCGCTACCCAGTCTAAGCATTCGTAGATTTTCTGGTAAACTGCCCGCATATTCTATCAGTCTCCGATATGATTCTATATTGTGTACCATTAGGTCCCATAAACGCTGTTCTGCATCTTCTTGGGTTTGACGATTGAGCCAAGCAACTGTGGTCGCTCTAGTATTTAAAGGACGCTGCGATTCTTCCAGCAGTTTCTTTTTCTGTGACTGGTCTGGGTCGAGATACTTGCAGGCAAAACCTAATCTCTGTATTGATTGATTGAACATTGTTTTATTATACACTAGATATTTGATTTGTAAAGAATTTTATTTCCAGTTCTGTTTTACCCATGGGTCTTCCACTAGTTCAGGATTTGGATCACCGTGAAACACAGTGACACAGCATTCGGGTCTCGGCTTTACATCTTCTACGTCTTTGAAACGACGATTGCCTCTTGTGCCTCCTGGCGCAAATTGACGCGATTTTCTAATTTCCCACTTCCAACTCAATATCCAACTTTCTGGCCAGAACATGGGTTTTTTATCTGCAACAGCATACAACCAATCTTGATCACCAAAAAACTTTCGTTGATATTGCGTTCTGTTTGCTCTAAAGTCTTGCCATAGATGATCCAACTGTCCCGAATTGAAACGAATCACACTAGAATTATATTTCTGCCAACTAGGCCTTAATGCTCTTGTAAAGTCTCTGATAATAAACCAATTAGGAGGTGAGTAAGTAAACAGCTTATCAATGTTGCCTGCTATAACAACATCAAGATCCATGTAAAGAATAGTGCCGTTAAGGCCCAAATTGTTTGAAAATATGTAAGGCTTTGCCCACCAACCTTTGAGATCTACAGGCAAAGGAATCGTTCTTATATGTGCGTCCAATCCGTTGGTATCTTCTGTAAGGCATACAAACTCGAAAGGCAGAGAGCAGTTGCGCGAAACCATTCGACAGAGAGTGTTTACATATTCTGCAGAATACTTTTTTCCGTGTTTAACACATACAATATAGTATTCAGAAACGGTAGAAGGAGCAGAAAAAGACTCTGCCGATTTCCTTGCAACTTTTTCTTGCCTTCTCTGCTCCTTGATTTCTCGCCACTCTGCTTTAGAGTATTGGCTTTTGTCTACCTTAGCCATTCGGCCAGTCAGTCAGTCAGTCTTTCTACAGCATCAATGGGCGCTTCCCAGTCCCAACGTGCTTGGCAGGGCAGTAGTTTGCCTTGTGCAACTGCTTTCTCTGCTGCAGAACGGGCTGTGTGACCGTCAACGACGACCTGTCCTGCGTTTCGATCATGCTCGAACACTTCTACCCGCTCTACATAACAACGACCTTGTGTAACTTCGTATACGTAGGCATTGACATGTTCCCAGATAAACAGTGAGCTCATCTCCATAGATACACCCGAAGGAAGAATTCTAACAGTTCCCAGCAAACCTCCTGGCACTGTTAAATCATGTGTAAGATGTTTAAGTCTAGGATCATCTGCAGGCAGCACAGTAACATGATCAAAATAATACTCAAGAAACTGTTTGATAGGCTTCAGTTCGCCAAACGGCACAATCCAGCCATGTTCGTCTATTTCGCCTGCGAAGGTGAATTCTACTTCTCTATCATAGCCATGTACTGATGCGCATTCGCCAGGCGAACCATCTGGCTCTTGGTCAAAATACTGTGCGTGTCCACAGGGTAGATACTTGAAACGTTTTGTTGATTTGATTTCGATTGCCATCTATTTTTCTCCTTTGTAAATAGACACGCAGAATGTTTAGAGTGGGGTGAGCGTCAAAGTCCACAGTGTTTAGTATATGTGAAATTACTTATCTTGTCAACATGAACATTGGTGCGATTCCATTTTTCAGGCAACTGCCAATTTGGCGTTTGATAAACAGTGAATTCAGTTTGAGGAAACCATTCAAAAACTCGACCGATTTGATGAATCCAGTATCTTGGATCTACTGCTCTTTTATTAGAAGCATCATAATTATCAGTGTCTTTATAGCAGTTGTTTACAAACTTGTTGTCGCTCCATAGGTCAAATCCAATCATGTCAACTTTGTCAGCAAGCTTAGCTGCTAATAAAACAGCATACGGACCGCTGCCCCAGTGAAAAGGATCGTCCCATCTTTCCTTGCTCGAGTCAAGGAGTTTAGGAACGGTGGATATTTTATGATTGGTGTAGGATTTTATCCAGTCTGGCCTAGTGTACAGAGTGGTAAAATTTTTTTGATGATGTTCGATGCATTCTTTCACCATCTTCCTGTCTACACAAACAACATGATCAACAACAAAATCTCTTACTATAGCGTTACAGCCTATACTAAAGTCTTTTGCCCTAGAAAAATCAAGAGATGATCTACTCTCTCCGTTTCCTATCACTATCATTATCGTCCTTAAAAATATTCTTGAATTCCTGTATGTGATTTTTTATTGACTGTAAGCGGTTTGCAGTCACTTCAATCCCTTTCATAATATCTACTATTTTGTGAAGTGCCCACCACCACCATAAAACACTAGCAGTAAAGAAAAAGGTAACCGTAATTACGATTGCCTGAGAGTACCAACCGTCTAGTCCGATAAAATACGCAAACGCAATGAAAGCAAGTGCGGAAAACGGCAGTGTCCATGCTGTATATTTCCACCATTTTGCTTGATTTGCTGTTCGTGATGCTTTTTTGTCTAGATTATCTGTCATTGCCTGTCTCTTGCCTATAAAAATATTTATAGCAGCGTGAGCAAAATTTAAAAGAATGTATTATGAAGAGATCTGTCCGAACGGTTTCCAGTCGCCCGGTTGTCCTGCCCTTACACAGATCCAGCCTACATATCCTGTAGGTTTAGGATCTGTGTTCCAGACAATGTCACCTTTTCTATAGTTTCCCTGTGAAGGAGATTCTTCGCCAGACTCCTGTTTGCGATTCTGGATTCTTACTGCACCGGCAACGGTTAGGTCAACATCGTCTTCAAAATTATTAACTCCAATGCCTACAGAACAGTCGAATGTTGTTTTAGAATGCACACGTAATTTGCCTGTATTTTCGATCTGTAATCTTACTGTATTATCTGTTACAATATCTAGTCCGCTTGTTGTCCAGGTTCCTATCTTCCAGTTTTTATTGTCAGTGGGATCGATTAAGAATTCATGGTCAAAACTTTCAAGTGAAAACATCCCATTAGGATCTTCTGCCCCAATAGAGAATTGTTCAGTGTCAGCATTGTATCTAACAAAGTGGTCGATATTCATCGAACCGTTGACATTTAGATTGTTTAGAGTACCCAGTTTTTTGAGATTGCTTTTGGTAACAGAACTACCCAGGCTTTCAGAATCTATTACAGTTTGACCTCCGATAAGATATGATCTTTCTCTGTGTAGATCAATATCTTCGCTTGACCAAATTCTTTCTGGCGCTGTTTGAAGAACCAGCTGTTTTGTGTAACTGCCACCGGTCCAAATAATGCCTTTACCTATGGGTGCTTTGCCGTCTCCTTTGAATTCAAGAGGAGAAGTGCGTTCGTTTCTTACATCAGCGGACACTTCATCTACATGAAGTTTTTTAGCATGTATTTCACCTTCTACATTAAGATTGCCTTGGACCTTTACAGCATTGGCGATTTGCTTAACATGTAAAGAATCTAGGTGTAACCCGCTGTCTTTCACTACAATTACAGCCTGACTCGCTTCGTCACTAATACCTACGCTGGAAAAATTCGTAATCATTCCGCCGTTTATTTTATTTCCGTTGATAGAACGATCTTTTATCTCAAGCTTTGGTGCTGGCTGTGATTGTATTTTTTCTATTGAATCCGCAAGTGACTCAAGACTTTTTCTTATATCTGACATTATGGCATCCTGATTATCTTATATTTATCAGGTTAGTGCGGTAAGAATTAGTCAAGCAGTTTGTTACACTCTGCGTCATTTTTTTCCAGTAACCCATTGGTCTTCGTTTTGAATGTAAGGTGAATCTGCACTACACAGTATAATACAAGCAGGAGACTGCTTATTTTTCCACTTGTATTTTAGTAGTTTTTGCCAACTATCAGTATTCATTACTTTTTGAATACTGTGTTTTTTTACATTCAGCGCATGGTCGCCTCCAAATTCTTCTATAAGCGAAAATATTTCATCTTGAACTTTTTTGCCAATTTCTAAAACTTTGTCGTTAAGATTATATTTTTTATATAAAGCTACATCATAATTAGCAAAAAGAAATGAACCTATCATACAGCAAGGCATCAAGCGAAATTCTACATCAATATAAAGTTCTTTGTCGTTGTCTGCAAAACAATTAATTTCTGTAGCTTTTGGCCAAGATTTGTAGTTAGCAACACTGTCATAATCTACTTTTTGTATATTACTATCGTCGGGTTGTTTAATGTTATAAAGAAACTTTCCGTGTTTATCTACAACAGGAAATGCCGTTCCAAATCTTTTACTTTCTTTTTGCTTGAAGTCTGCAAAACCAAGTTTTTCAGAAACTTTTTTTGCATCTTCTACTTGATGTTGATTGTGAGCAAATTTGATAAACATCCATACAGCTCTACCCTTGGCTCCAATAAATGCTTTTGCATTATCAATGATTTTGTTGTAGTCGGTGTTCCTTCGATATAAGTGATTGGTATACTGTAAACCATCAATGGCAAAATATACTGTATGTTTCTTAGGTAAGACACTGGCTAGTCTTCTCCACCAATCTCTGTTTCTAAGGCCTGCGTTAGAATGAATACTGATTTCTACATCCTTGTTTTGATTCTTTACATATTCGCACATTCCTAATAGATCGTTGTTGAGCACTGGATCCCCGAAATTTCCACAAAATATAATCAAATCAATTTGAGACAGAACCTCCTCGTTAAAAATTTCAATAAAGTCTTGTAAACTCCAGTCTTTTAAGTTCAGAGAAGGATTGTCTATGCCTCCATGTATATTTCTAGGACACATAGGACATTGTGCTTGGCACTTTTGCGTAATCTCTATTTGGATTTGTTTTGTGTCACGAAAGGCAAACATCTATGTATTTAAAGTGCCTTAAGAAGAATTGTGTCGGGATTTAGCCTTCCGTTCAGCTTGGTTTCTGTGGTTTTTAACTCATCCATAAACTTGCGCAGCTTGACTTTACCAGCAGCTTTGAATTCCTTGAGACTTTCTTCAGGCTTACGCAGTGTTTTCTGCACACTCTGTGCTTTGTCAAAGCCTGTAATAGTAGTGCCTTTTACGCTTAGACCCGAACCTTCACGTTCGGCACCTGTTGGATCAACCTCCGCTGCAACATACTTGCCCAGCTTGCGTGTTTTCGTATTAAATGTCCACAGCGTAGCAGCACCTACTATATTTGCAGGATCAATTGAAGCCAACTTATACTTGTCGTCCGTCTGCTTGTATTTTACTTTTTCTACAACCTTAGCAGCTGGCTTCGCCTTGGGCTTGCGAGTCTTGCGTGTGGCTTTAGAACTTTCAATCACAAAGTCACAGGCTTCAAGCAGATTTTCAAGAGCAGTAATAATCTTTTTAAACTCTGCCTTCTTGATATGACCATATCCTTCTTTGACCTGTTGCCACTCATCTGCTTCGGACTCTGTCATCTTTTTGATTTGCGCACTAGAAGGAGGATTTGAAACTGTTCTCCACTCGTCTAATTCAGGCTGATAAAACTTGATAATTTTACGAGCATGAGCCTGTGTAGTTTTCATCAGTTCGAAGTGTTTTTTAAAGTCAAACTGTTTTGCGTCAAACTTTGCTCGATCCGTATCGAACGTGTCCAGCCAAGCGTCAATTGCTTCGCACATCTGCAGGCTCTGATCATGCAGTCGATCCTGGATAGTAGGCTGATACTTTTTCTCTTGTGCTTTTTGTTCTGCTTTTTCTTCTTGTACTTTGTGTTCACCTGCAGCAATACAGTCATCCAGTTTTTCTTTTACACGCTCAGAAAAAGGTGTCATTGTGCCCATTGTTCCAGGCAGGCTTTCCCAGTATTCAGCATAGGATTCATTGTAGTCTGGCATGCCTTTGTACAGCAGAGTAGCAAATACTGCGAGACTGGGTGACACAGCGTCAGCACCATCCGCTGCTTTTGCCTGCTTGATCTGCTTCTGTGTATAGCCTTGATCTTTCATCCACGCCCATACATTAGGCAGGAGATCGCTCTGTTTGAAGTTGAAGTAGTAGAATTCTCTCGCTGCTTCAAGCGCCTTGCTATATGCCTGCGGAGTCCAATCCTCCCAACCGTCCCACCCAGGATGTTTTAGCTTGTTGCGCGGCGTCTTTACTGTCTTTGCGCGAGCAGTCTTCTTTTTAGCAGCCATTAGTCATCTCCTGTATCTAACAATGTACAGTCATTATATAGTCTTGTGAGAGCAAGAGTCAATTGTTTTGAACACACTCCATAGAATCCAGAGTGTCTTTTACTGTTCTTCTACCTTCTTCCATAGCATCTATATCTTCGTCTTCTGCGATATGTAGACTCCAATCAATTTCCCAGTCTCTTATACCACCACAACCGCCGGTGTCAAACGCAATATTGAAAGCAGACAGACGGACTTCTTCTTCTCTAAGCGCATCAGTTTCTTCTTCAGAGGATGTTGCGAACTCTACATGACTCCAATAACAACGGGGCAATCTGTCAGTTCGATTGTCATACTTACTTAGTGTTGATTCAATATGCCTCGAGTGACTAGGTCGCACAGAAAACTTAACACCTTTTTGATTGATATTTTTGAGACTCTGCCATACTTCTTCATAGGCCTGCATGATATCCATTATGTATTCTCCTTCTTTTTAATTTCGTAACCAATTCCCGCCAACTGAGAAACCAACTCTGCCATGCCTCGCTCGTTAAAACGAACACGTGCATTGTGACCCAATCCTATATTGCGAGTTTCCATAGCAAAATCTTGCAGTTCTTGATCTAAATTGTCCCATATGTCCTGTAGTTCTCGATCGTGTTGTGTCACTTCGTATTCCTCGGTTTGTTTTGCTTTTGCAAATGATTTTATCAATTCTCCAAACATTTTTAACTCCAGGTAAGTGTGAAAAATATCATGTCTTTCTCGCTTTTGAAACGAGCAATGAGCAGATCAGGACCTAAATTTAAAACGTGATAGTGTTCTTTACAATGGTTCTTGCACCATTCTCTAATCTTTTCATCATTCTTTCCTGTATGAATATCTACCCTGTAAGGCCATTTTGTTTGGGTACGGGTTTTTATCAGTTCTTCAACTGTCATGATCATAGGCAGATCCTACTAGGTTAAGTAGAGTAAGATATTTTTCATAGGCTGCTTTAACAGTAGGATTCTCATTTCTAACACGACTTTCGGTTTCGTGTTGATCAATTATATGGCCTATGCTTTTTCCAACATGTTTTCGGATCCACTCATCGTGTTCTACGAGAGCACGCGCCTGTGCCTGAGGTAGGTGTATAGATACCATCTGCTCATATTCAATATCCAGAGCAGGATCAGCAACTGCCTCTCGATCACTAAAAGTGATGTCAGTGTTTTTGATCTTATTAATACGATACTGACTCGGCTCTATTCGAGCACGATATCTTTTACAAAATGCTTTTGTGTTATCGTCCATTATATCTTCTCGCCTGAGTCAAATCCGCGGAAAGTTTTGAATCGGGGGAAGCGCAGAGAATACGTTCCGTCTTGATTGCTTGTGATAGCATCTGCTCTAACTTCCACAATTGAGCCTGGAAGTTGCTGTCTGTTCTCCCAAAACTCCGTTCGCTGCTGATCAGAAAAACCAGATCCAACATTAACTCGTATTTCTTTACCTTCTTCAGAGCCGGAGCACACGAACGCTCCCAGTCTTCCTTCATTCCTTCCTGTTCCTTCTTCTATATCATCTATTCTTAGCGACACTTCTACGAACGGTTTCTGCTTGAGCCATGCATGTGTTCGCTTGTTTTCATAAGGTGCATCAGGATCTTTTATCATTACCCCTTCATATCCACCCTCTACAGCACGTCTATTAAGCCCTACAAAGCGAGATCTTCCTGCTTCTGTGTCCAAGTCAACAGTTTCCCATTCCAGTGCTTGTACATGCTTTAGCGTATGTTGATGGTCTGCTACCCAAGCACGAGTGATTTCTGAACGAAAGTTTTGAGGCTTGTCCCAGCCACCGTTTCGCCACGAGTTATAGGGAACAGTATCGAACAGATGTAGCACAGCATCACCTGCTTCTACATTTTCCTTTCTGTGCACCTGCTTCATAAGGTCCTGAAAGTTTGCACTCATTACTTCGCCGTCTAGCATGAGCGGATAAGGCGGAGGGTTGTCTCGAACGACAGCTTCAATCTCTCGTTCAATGTGACCAAAGTTTTCAAAACGCTTGCCGTTTCTAGAAAACATTTCTATCTTCCAGCCAAGGTCGGACGAATCCTGAGTAATCATGGTGACCACACGTACACCATCCAGTTTAATTTCAATCTGCTTGCGACCTGAGACTTTCTTTTCGTGATTTGCTGCGTCGTGTGCAAGTTGGCAAGAAAACACAGGCACACCCCAGTGAGGCACACCTTTCTTTTTACATACCTTGTTCACAGTTTTTTCACTCACACCGCATTTCAAATCTTTCTGCAGAATTCTACGGTACCAATCGTTCCACTGCTGTTGTGTAGCAACATCACAGGACAACTGAACAGCGTCTCTGGCATCGTGTCCTGTAAGTTCACGTGCCACTAACTGCCCTTGCAGTTTAAGAAATGCTTCCCAAGGTAGTCCTTGACCTTCCGCTTCTGCTTTGAACGGCACCTGCTTAATGTAAAAGGTGTGCAAAGGATTGAGAGCCATGCGCAGCCCGTCAAAAAATTCTGTTAAGCCTTCGTCTACAGCATCTTCCAGAATTTGTTCTTTGTCTAAGCGACTGTTAGTTGCTTCAAGGCGGCGTATGATTTCGTCAGGCTGTGTTCTCATATTAATCTTCCCAATATACCGGTGCTTGTTCTACTCGTAAATCTTCTATGTGTACAGGCTTATAGTCTGTGTGTTCTACACATACACAGCGATACGGTCCCGGTGGCGACTGCTGTTGATGTATATGTCCATGCACATTTACAAGATAGGGCTGTTCAGGCTCATGTTCTTTACCAGGCACGCCTCTACGCAACTGTGTTTTGTGTAGAGGCACATGCGAAAGCATAACACCGTGTTCATGCATAGGCATCCACATATAGATTTTGGTTACAAGTTCGTTTTTTGCAAAGAACTTCGCGTCATCGTGATTGCCCAGTATCAACCGTTTGGAACCATGCAAGCGTTTCCACATTGGCACAAATTCCTCTTTGAGTCCGAAGAAAACATCTCCACAGTGAATGACTGTGTCGCCCGGCTTGACTAGAGAATTCCACTGTTCGATGATATACTCGTTCATCTCTGAGATTGAATGAAACCCGGGTCGAATCAGTGCGCCTGTGACATGATCACGGAATCCTAAAATATTTCTATGATTGATATGAGTGTCAGATATAACCCAAGTATCGCCTGCCATTGTCTACCTCTCTGCTTTTAACAAGCAGTATAGCAGATAGAGTGATGTCAGTCAAGCCCTGGATCTGGATTTCTTTCTGAAGAAGTAGGAAGAGGTTGTGGCTTTCTTACTGGATACCCGAGTGCATTTTGAATAGCCTGTGCAAATTCAAAAATGTGCATTTGTGTAATTTCGTTTGTTTTAGGATCAACATTGAGTTCTCTTGCAAGTGCGATAATTTCATCTGCACTTAGAGGTTTTGTTCGAGGACCTTGTGAGCCTTCCAGTGCTTCTGTGATAACCGAGTCAATAATTTGCTTGGCTTCTTTTTGAGCGTAGTAGGCTTTCTGCGCTCGCTCTGCTTTTTCTCTTGAAGTATACATGCAGTCACCGGAACCGATTCGATATTTTCCGTTTGAACATTTTCTAACTGGCATCAGCTTGTCCCTTGTCTTGTGCTTTGTTTGATAAAAAGTCTACTAATTTATATCCACCATAGATTATGCCTATTACAGCAAGAGCAGGAATTCCATAATCCTTTACAATTTTTGCTATTTCTGCGAGTTCTACCTCTGAAAAAATGTCTTTAAGAGCTTCATAAGCATCACCCAAAATTTCAGCAACTTCGTATGCAGCAAGACCTACACCGCCTGCTCCTACGCCAATGCCTATGTCTTTTATGCTTTTAGGTGCTTTGCCTACTGCTTTTGCAGTTTCTCCCGCTGCTCTGCCTAGATTTTTCTTTGTGATTGCTTTTGATCCTTCTCGACTGAGGTTTTTCAGCAGAGCTCGACCACCAAAACGGGCTGCCCCAATCAGCAACGGAGCTAGCCATACTGCTTCGTTTATCTGTTGAGGTTGAGTAATTTCGTTTATGCGCATCCAGTATTTATCCTAACCATAAACGGATTATCCAAGGCGATGTTGTAAACAATAACAGTATCATAAAAAGGTAAACATCTGTGTTCATGCTGCCCTTTCCAGGTCTTCAGTTTCTTGTGAGTGGTTGTTAAGATCTTCTGGTCGAACGGGTTCTAGCCACGAATCAGGAATATATGCCTGTGGCGCTGGACCATACATAATAGTAATGTCGTCTGCTCCTATCCACCAGTAATGGTCTGACACAGCACAACGACAGG